ATCACGGGTAAGTGGTTCTAATTCCACCTCTGCTTTTGGTGTCGGTGTTTCTGTAATGGTCGGTTCTTCAACTGTAGCCTCAACCACAAATGGAGTAAGACCATTACTAAGTTCTAAAACGTTAACTCCCAAATCAGTCGCAGCAACTACTAACCGATTCATGCGCCGTTCGTCTACATCATCCCAAAGGATAAGAAGAGTGCCAGCATTAGCGGCAAGTTCTTTGATGATAGTAACGTCTGCGGAGTCTCCACCGTCCACAATGTAATCGGCTGTTTCAACAAGCACCTTTGGTGCTGAACCATTTTGAGATACTGCCAAGAATGGAATGTTATTATCCAGCACGTATGTGTACACACGCTTCTCAGATTCTGAAGCGCCCTTACGGCAGTTCAAATAAAGGATGTGGTCTGCATCGTTGCTGTAAATATCTTTTAAGCAATCTTCAATAATGTTTTCTGGGTGTTCGCCACCGCCTACAATTCCATAATGTGTCATTTTTTACCTCAATACTTTTCGTTGTGTCATGTCCCCCACAAGCACTAGCAAGCGGAGGAACGCATGCACTGTACCAGCAAGGGTAGCAATTGCACAACCTGCAACAAAGATATTAGGTAGACCTAACACAAGTGCAAGTATAAAACTGACCAAAAGGGAGAAAATTACCTTTACCCAAGGCATGGCTTCTTTAGGTGTAAGGGTGTCCAACACATGTGTAATTTTGTAAACTGCTAGTGCTCCAAGTATATAATCCATTTATGCTCCGTAGTAATAGTTAAACAATACGTTTACGTTATCCTTAATTGTGACGGGTGCAACATAATTTCTAATGATATCTTGTGAGATTTCATATACCCTTTTGTAGTCTGAAAGGTAATATGAAAAAGAGTTATTAGCAGAAGATGCCCAACGGTAATCCGAAGACCCAATTCCAAATCCAACTAACCCTGGAATTAAACCACCTTCAGTACTATTTCCATCAAAGTATTCACCAATTGAGTAAGGTTCAATAAGCAACTTTTTAATAGTTACAGTAGCCCCCGCAGCAAGTGAAAAATGAAGAACAGGAATAAGGGTTACCGTTGTAGTTTCTGTACTGTTTGGTCCTATTTCAAAACGTTGTTCATTAGGATGCAATATATCTACTGGTAATTTCTTAGAAGTAGTGTTCCAAGTATCAAAATACAAATTTGCTGGAACACTTCCACTAGTCACATTAGATTCCCATGAAGTCATCTTTGCAGTAGTAGATAAATGGAAGTTATTAAAAGATGCGCCTGCTGATAATGTTGGGGTAAAGCCCGCATAGATATGGGCACTTTGGTAATAAGGAAATGCATTGCGTTGGTACACAAGAACGTCTATTGTGCCTGTCCCAACATTTTTAACGGTTAGTGTTTGATTTGCAGAAACAGCACTAGCACCTGTAGTACCTGTTCCTCCATATGAGTAAACACCCCAAGTATCTGTTTTTGTTAAACCAACACGATTAGTAGCACCTACACCTGTAGTAGTTGTATAAGTTGCGTTATAGAATGCGGGGTCCGCAGCAAAGTTAATGCGTTGGTTGTGTACCTTAAAATCATAAGAAGCAGATGCACCCGTTCCTGTGACTTGGTAAGTTACTTGGCTTCCAGCAATAGCGGATAGGTAAGAAGCAATACTTTCTAAAGTTCCTTTACGCCTGCGTAACGAACCAATGTTGTTTAACAAGTTTCGTGCCTTAGTAGTTCCTAAAACTTCTATGTCTATTTCTAACCCTGTTTCATACGCCAACTCATGTAACCCAGGGGTTGGTGCTAGGTCAGGGTCGTTAGCAACACCAATAGAATCAATAAGAGTTCTAGTTTTGTCCATTTCCCACCCAAACAACTCTAAAAAGTTATACAAAGGAGTGTTACGAAGGCTGTAGTCTAAGTTTCTGTAATACTCAGGTATGTATGACCAAAGGTTATTAATAGAGTTGTACTGTTTAGGAATTTGAATAAACAGTGTAGCCGCACGTTCATACCACTCTGTGGGTGTTGCTTCAAAATCAGAGTATTTAATAAACAAAGAATAGTAAACCCACCTACCAGGTGTTACTCTAGCAACATCAAAAAATGAAGTAATGCTGTCATTGTTAACAGTGGTAACTACTGAACCATCTTTATAGGTAACTGGTTCACCTGTAGGAGAACTTACAATTGCTATTTCTTTAACACCATAGCCATCTAAACCTGCGGAAGCCGAAAACACAAATGACAATTCCCAGGAAAGTAAAACACTATTAGTGTTAATAACATTTGCAGTAAACGTATTTGTGTCTGAAGTTACTGATGGTGAAAGAACAAATTTATCTGCTCTTAAAGAAGAATCATTGCCATTACTTTGTAAGTAAGAACCACGTTCTGCACTTATTTTTCTAAGTGTAAATGCTGTAGTAACCATGCTTATCCAGTAATTCCACCAGAAGGTGTCAAAACAAACTCGGCTGCTTTATGCAACAAACTTGTTGGACCTGATGTTATTTTATGGTTTGCAGCAATGCCTGAAGAAGTGGTGTTGAACACACTGATATAAATGTAATCAACACCTTCAATTGCTGTTGCTACTTTATACAACTGACCTAAAGAAAGAGTCTGATTGAAAGAAACTGCGTCAAATGTTAAAAATTCGTTGAAAGCATCTTCTATAGCATTAAGCACCCACCGTTGTACATAACCATCTTTAATATAAATAGTTGCTTGAATATGTACATTTACAAGGTTAATGGAAGGTGCAATACCTACACTTGCCCCAACCATCGTGCGTGGTGCAAAGTATGTAAGAGTGTCTTGTGCGGTAGTTGCGTCAATTGCAATAGTAGAACCAAACGCAATATTTAAATAATCGTCTTGATAAGGGATTGGGTAAAGGGTAACGTTACTTCCAGAATTAGATGCAGTTCCCTTTAGTACTCCTGGAATACGCAAAATAAGGTCTTTAAAGTCTTGTAAAGAAACTGCTCTATCCTGAGTCCTAAATAACAAAGGAACGTTTGATTTTATGGAATTGATTGACTCTGCATCGTAACCACCAGTAGCCACACTAGAGCCATTAATAATTACTCCTGTAGGTGTGTTGTTAGTAAACGCAGTGATTCTGTTTTGTGCAATATTTCCGCTACTTCCTGATGAAGTTAAGTAGTCAGCAGTAATTGAAGCATTTGTTGCTGGAATTTTTCCGTTTGTGCCATTACCAAACAAAACTTGCACAACGCCATCGGAGGCTACTTCTACAGTAAAAACTCTTTCAGAAGAATTATAGTCACTCAATCTTGAAACGTACACGTAATCTACGGATGTAGGTTGCCCTGAAACAACAGGGCCTTCATAGACATGAACAGCCACACTAGAAGGAACAACATTTATGTTTCTTAAAACAAAACGTTGATTAGGTAGGCCATTACTTGTGTTGTTATTAGAAACAACAGCGTTTATAATTTGTTCAGAAGTAACTAAAGTTCCTTCAACAACATCTATTGTTGTTGTACCAACTGACGCTGACATGCTTGCTGATGTTGTGCTAACAAAGTAAACAGTGTTTTCTTCACTATTTCTAGACGGTGCCACAAATGAAGTACCTTCAGGAATAAAAGTACCAACAACAAAACCAGTTGTTGGTTCTAACGCAATAGTTGCTGTTGCTGCATTTAAGGCTGATGGAGAATAATCTAATAAATTAGCCAATGCTAAAACAGATTCTCGTTGAGTGGCTGTGGCTAAGTATGTTTCAGCGGCGGCTTTATCTATATAAAAATGTAGAATGTCACCCATGTAAGCCCACAAGTCTACGAGCATTACACCAAAATCAGAAGGTGAACGGGTGTCCCAATCAGCCCCAATAGGTAGTGTTGCAGCCCGTGTCAATAGGTCTTCTCGGATTCCGTAGTAATCACGGCTCGTATAATCAAATGTTGTCATAGTGATAACCTGCTAATTAGTTGGGTTTACAGTAAAGGTAAATCCTCCGTACCCTTGAAAAGGTAGGGAGTACTTAACAGATACTGAAAGGGTAGTGTCTTCAGAAAAAGACATTTGGGGAGAATTGGGATAAGATGTTGTAATATCTACAACATTACCAGATGCAAGTACTTTATTTATTTTATCCATTGTATCTAGTTTAAAGTCGTCAAAAACAAGGGTGTCTAGAGGTTCATACAATAGTTGTTGTATATTGGCACCATAACTAACATTGATAGCCCGTTCACCTGGGGAAGTTACTAACACATCAATAATATTTTGTTCAGTTATTGTAGTCTGTTCCGTAGTAGTGGTAACAGAGCCTTTTGAAAAATTAAAAGGTATTGCAATTGCTTTCATATGTATCCTTAATAAGTGT